ATTACAAAAATATGCTGTTGAATACTATATATTTTTAACTTTGATGAATCAACTGCGCTGCGAGTATTTGAAAAATGCAGTTAATCTCTTCACCTTTAGTCCGTGGTCGCCACCACTCTCTTCCAGTATAGAATAAGAATACAAATTTTAAAAAATATCTAGGCTTTGACTATGGAAAATTGAATATTAAAGCGGTTATAGGCATCCGCTTTAGGCGAGATTATCGGATGTGAGTATCCGATAAAAGCGATTACTCAAAAAATATAGTGAATTATTATACCTTTCTGGAGTGTTCTGGAAAGGTATCTTTTATTAGGAGAAAATGGAATGCAAAAAAAATATGAACGAAAAAGTAATGAAAGTGATTATGATTACGGACTACGTCTGATCACTATAAAAGTAGAAGAACGTCCAGATGATCTTGAATGGGGAGACATTGTTGATTTGCTCCATTTGGACATACATAGAGATACATTAAGAAAATCTGTTACCGGCAGTCCTTATAGTGGATATGCGGTTATGAAACATTTTCAGGAAACAGGCGGCAATACTGACCTAATTGAGCTAAAAAAGGCAACCATACAGATGCGTGATGAGCGCAATGAATTAAATAAGAAGTACCGTGAAATTAGTAGGAACAGCAAAATGTTGGATATGTTTAAGGAAATCATCACCTCTAATGTTTCCTGTATGTTCCAGCCAAACAAGATTATGCCGCGCACCACTGATAATGATATAGTTGTTTTGTTATCGGATATTCATTACGGAATTGGTATTGACTCTTCTTTCAATAAATGCGATAAGGTGATTATTCAAGAAAGACTGGAGCAATATTTGACAGAAATTAAGCAAATTCAATCAACGCATCATTCTCAGGACTGCTATCTCGTCCTTGGCGGGGATCTCATTTCCGGCGCTATCCACTCTCAAATTCGTATGGAGAACATTGAAAATGTGATCACACAGATTAAAGAAATCAGTGTATTGCTCTCCTGTTTCGTAAATGAGTTATCCCAGTTATTCTTTAAAGTACACGTCTTTGAAACACCTGGTAATCATTCCAGACTATTTCCCAATAAAGCTGAAAACCAAAAAGGTGATTTACTGGATACGCTGATCCCGCATTATTTAAAGGCTGCACTACAGAATCAGTCGAATGTGCGTTTTTATGTAAATACGATTGATGATGAAGTATGTTCTTTTACCGTTAGAGGACATCATGTCATGGGAGTTCACGGCGACAAAGATTCCACATCTACTGTTGTTGATAATATGAAAAGGTTGGCTGGATACACGCCTGATATTATTGTAACGGCTCACCGTCATACCAACGCTCTGACAACCATTAATGACACGAAAATTGTACAGAATGGATGTTTAAGCGGAACTGATAATTATGCCGTCAGCAAACGTTTGATTAATCGTCCGGAGCAGACAGTCTTTATTGTGTCTGAGAAACAAAAGATCGTATGTCTCTACGATATTACTTTTTAAATTGTTAATTTTTTAACTAAAGGATGTGATAACTATGGAAATTGCCAGGCAAACAGGCGAAAAACAAAACCTCACTCCCACACAGATGAAAAAAGAAATCCAAAAGCTCGATCGACAGATAGAAATTTTACTTTCTGGATGCTACTGTCCGATGTGTGATAAGCATAAATCAAAAGATGCTTTCTATGTCAGTACAGATCCAATGATTAAATCCGGCGTGACTTTTATATGTAAAGATTGTGCCAGAGATATCGCTTTGCGGAAAGACGCTGATGGAAATTATCATGAGCCAACAAAGGAATCAGTTATGCAGGCATTGGAATATATTGATAAGCCGTTCCTGGATAATCTCTGGGATGCCAGCTATTTTGAATCTCATGGTGAAAATGCCACAAAGAAAAACCAATGGACTGCCTATATAAAGGATGTTTCTATGACCAATTATGTCTCTATGCGATGGAAAGATGGAGACAATTTCAAAAAGAATCGAAACACTTCTTCTGTTACTTCTACTGGTGTAAATAGAACCATTGAAAACGAAGAACACGATGATTACGACAAAAATCGCCGTGATGTTATCAAAATGGTTGGATATGATCCTTTCGATAATTACCCTCGTGAAGACGACAAACCTTATCTATATGCAAGCTTGATCTCTATGATTGATGAAGACACTAAAGATGATGGTATGAAAATGAGAGCCGTTATTCAGATCGTACAGGCTCATAATCAGATCCGGCGACTGAATGATGCCATCAATCTTCTTATAGCGAGTCCTGACACGATATTCTCCGATCTGCCGCAGATCAATAAAGCTCAGTCTACGATTAATGGATTGATTAAGTCTGCGAATGATTTAGCCAAAGATAACGGAATCTCTGTCAATTTCAATAATAATAAATCAAAAGGTGCTAATACTCTCTCTGGAAAAATCAAAGAACTGGCTGAAAAAAATTTTGAAGGGGCAGATATCAATACCTTCGATGTTGAAACCTGTAAAGGAATGTTACAAGTAGCTGAATTGAGTGAAACAGCTAGGCATAAGCAAGTTGGTTATGATGATAATATTGCTCAGGAAATTAAAGATATAAAGGTCGATCTGGTAGAATCCCTGACCAAAGAAAGAGATGCTGCTTTAGAAAGTATGAGAAAGCTCTTAGATGAAAACAACAAAATCAAAGCATTCTTACAGGAAAAGCATTTGATTGATGAGAATATGCGGGTGATCTACCGATGAATTACACAATGAATTCTCAGGGGCTATATTTACCAGAAGATTACCAATTCTTTAGCCATCCAGAGTCAGATAGGCTGTCCTACCGAAAACGAGAACAATATGAAGAATGGTGTAAATTTATTCAATGGGGAAGAAAAAATCCCGTATTGTTCGCTGAACATATCTTTGGCATCGAATTCATGGACTATCAACGATATATCTTTCAAATGTCCTGGAATACGCCATATGTTGTCTGGTGTTGTTCTCGTGGATCAGGAAAATCGATATTGGGTTCCATTTTTATTATGACCAAATCTTTATTAATTCCATTTCACAAGTCTTATATTTTATGTGGTGTTGGTTCACAGTCTACGGAGTTATTTACCAAAATAGAAAAGTTCGTCACAAGGCAAATTCCTTCTTTTGCAGGTTTGACTGACATTTATCAAGGTGAACTTGTAAAGTCCGCCGCTAACACCAATGGATTTGTACATAATCCTGCATCATATCATTTTGCTTTATATAACGGATCAGAAGTCTTTACTTTGAACGGTAATTTTTCGAACAATAGGTCTAAGCGATCCAACCTAAATTTTTATGATGAAGCGGCGTTTGTCGGAAACGATGAATTATTTACCACTTCAGAACCATTTGTAACACAAAATGCAGGTTTTCAGATGGGAAAAAATGTATCACAAGATGAACTTGCAGCGAAGCCACGTCCTTTTTCTAACCAATTAATATATGCCTCTTCTGCCGGAAGGACTGACCAATATTTTTATCGGAAATATCGTGAAGCATCATTACATATGGATGCGGGTGATCGACAATATTTCTGTGCAGATATCAATTCAGATATGGTATTAAAAGCAACAAATCACGGTATAGGTCTGCGTGAAGCGTTGCTTACACAAGAAACTATTGATGCTCGTATGCGTGAAGATAAAGAATCTGGATTACGTGAATATGGTAATATTTTCACTACCGAAGGTGGCGATGGACAGATCATCAGACGTGCAGACATTATCAAAAATTCTTATTCTTATCTTCCTGTATTGGAATCTCATGAGCCTGGCAAATTATATGGAATCGCATATGACCCTGCCAGATTACATGATAACTCCGTTATAGGTGTAGCTGAATACTTCCAAGAAGATAATAATTGGAAGATGAAAATTGTCAATTTCATTTCTCTGGCTGACGTTATGAAAAAACATAAGACACCTATGAGCACTCCAAATCAAATCAAAATTCTCAAACAAACAATTCTGAGTTATATCCCTGAAAATGACACAATTTATGATGGAATTGCTGACATCTTAGTGGATGCCGGAACTGGTGGTGCTGGTGTTCCAATCACTGACTTCTTATGTGAAGATTGGCTTGATGATCAAGGTGATATGCATAGAGGTTTGATTGATCCTGAATATAACGAAGGAGACGAGCGTAGATTTCCTAACGCTGTTAAAGGAAAACTGCATCTTCTTAATCCGCAGAAATATAAGAGTGAACTATTTGAATCTATGATTAAAATGATGGATTCCAATTTCATCATGTTTCCTAATGAATATTTGATGAAGGGTTTTATCGAACTTATCTATGAAGTTGATAAAAAAGGGCGTGTCAAGCAAAGATTTACTTATCCTACTGAGGATGAGGAGAAGGCACTTCGCAAAAAAGGAATTGCGATTACAACAGAAACTTATTGGTTAAGTTTGGAAGAAGAAGCTGCTCTCAAACAAATAGATGCCGCTAAAAATGAGTTAGTTAATATTTATCGTTTTAAAAGAGATGGTAAGGATAGATTTGATCTTGCGCCGGAGAAAGCGCATAAACTCAATGATGACCGTGCCTATGTGACCGCCTTGCTTAGTTTTAAATTAGCACAGCTTAATCGAGAGCGTATTGTGAATCGTAAAACCCCAAAGCAGGACTGGAAAAATTTCATCTCTGTTCGTCCAGGGAAAAAGGTAACTTCTTACTAAAAGTTAATTTTTTGCAAAAATGGGGCAAAAATCCTATGAAATAGAAAAGTCATGCCCTATTTTCTACTGGATAACACAGAGGAAAAACAAATCAACAATGATAGAAATATAGGATACACGTTATCCGTAAAGAGAGGAGGTCAATATGGAGAAAAACACTAAAGAAAAACAGACAGAATCACGCAAAATAGATTATGCTAAGATACAGGAACTTTTGCTGCAAAATGTAAGCAAAGCACGTTCAAAAACTTTTACTCAGTACACAAAGGATTTAATCAAGCAATATATGAAAAATCCTTACAGTAATATAGATAATATACGAAATGTATCAGCATTCTTAGCTCGTACCTCTATGATCTATAAGAAGATTCTCGCCTATTTTGCACAGATGCCTCTCTTTTCCTACAATGTGATTTATCGACCTGATTTTACTAAAGGTATAGATAACACTAAATTTATGAAAGCGTATCAGGATGTTCTCATCAAACTTCAACAAATCAATATGAAGAAGGAATTCTCTACCGCTATTGCTACTGCTTTGCGTGACGGAGCATTTTATGGCTTTGTTTATGATGGCGAAGGAGATGGTTTTTTTATTTATGGGCTAGATCCTAAATATTGTAAGGTAAGCGCCATTACCAATAATGGTGAATATATCATAGCATTTGACGCCGCTTATTTTGATGCTGGAAATAATAAAGAGTATCTGTACGGTGTCAATGAAGATGGTGAAGGCACATGGGATCAAGTATTTATTGAAGGTTATGAAACCTATAAAAATCAAGGACAAGATTACAGATGGTTTGATCTGCCACAAGAAAAGACATTATGTCTTCTGGCAGACGAAGAGGCAGATATGCCACTACCTTATTTCCTTCCAGTTTTTGTAAGTCTACTGGATTTACTGGATCTTGAACAGATTTTGATGTCTAAGACAGAATTGGAAAATTATGTACTTCTTGTTAGTAAAATACC